AATCTATAATGTGCATTAATTTTTTTTTCAAGATCGTAGATAAGCCACTTTTCGTATTCAGCTAATGTTAGCTTTGCAGCTTGATCACTTTCAACCTCAAACCAAACACATCCATTGTGTACAAGGCCGGGTTCTAACGAACAGTTAATAACTTTATGCCCGACAGTAAAGCCGGCCTCGTCATTACGGGTAATATACGGATAAACATACACATCACCTTGTCGAACGGTGAATTTGTTGTCAGCTATCGAATATAAGTAGCAACCACGTTTTAATAATTCTTTCATTATTATTTCCTCCTTACTGGGATGTTAAAATTTTTAGATAAAAAGTTTGTGTTGATTGAATCGTCTGCAAATGCTGAACCCACAACGAATGCAAATTCTATACTCTCGTTTGACGCCAACACGCTGTCAACACCCTCTTTTTGTTCACTCTTTGCCGACTTTAATATAGATGTAATCTCTAGTGGTCTTAGTTTTCGCATCTCATTTCTCCTTTGTATGTCTTATATTTAAATTAAACCTTGGTCTTGAAAGCTTTTTTTCATTGCAAAGAAAATATCCGATCGTAGTTTAACAACATCATTGACCACATAATGCCCTGTGTCTAAATCTTGAAACGGGCGTTGTATGGCATTAACAAGTTCTCGTTGGGTCGCCTCTCCAATGATATATCCGCGGTTATTGGGTTTTGGAATTGCAAATTTATACGTATCAACACTCGGATCAATATCGTATTCTGTATATATCACTTCTTGATCAAGATCGTTTACAGCGTCAGCGTATTCTGTTAGATTTCCGTATTCACGACGTAACTTATCAAACTCGGTCTTCTCAAGTTGTACGTGTTGCGTAATAATATATCGTCGAGAGTCTGGATCCTTAGTCGGATATTGCAATGCGTTCTTCACTTCCGCGTCATTACACCAATGAACAGATCCGTCGTAACTAACTAGTTCTCGATTTAAGCGACCAAATCCGGTATTTGATCTTTGTAAATCAGCAGCAGAATATGTTGTGGGGTTTCCATACTTAGAATTTAACATCGCAGTTATAGTAGCCACCGGTAAAGATTTATAAACCTCTTTTACAACCATTTCTTCGACTCTTTGAGCTATCGATGTTGTGAGATCTACAAGTTCACTCTTTGGAATTCGACTTTCAAATACTAAGTCATTAGTAAATATATCTTCTTTTTGTAGGAGCTCCATATAAATTTTGTCTTTTAATCTAGGACTTCGGTCATACCCCAACTGCCAGCATCTAAATGCAAAAGTATATGCTTCGTCCTTAGAAATGTTACTAGCCTCTAATACATGTTTTTCAATTCGCTCAATATACTCTTGTTGTTCCTTTGGCATTTGTTCTCCCATTTTCTTATCTCCTTTCAAGATATAAGTAATTTTATATAATACTCTAATGAGTTTGTTTACTTGGACATTGAGGTCAGGAGTAATAATGGTCCCGACCTCTAAAAGTGCTTTTTAATAAAATAGTAATAAGGATTGTAAATACTTTTTTCGTTAATTTGTTTGTTGTTTAAATTTGTTAGTTATAACTTGTTTTTGTTTGTTTCCGAACGTCTGTTTTTGTACCATTTTTTTCTTATTAAATTGTATTCTTTTTTGTTATAGATACTTTATCATATACTCACCTCTCCATCCTTAGATTTATATATTAATAGCTTACACTAAAAATATCAAGTCAAATATGTAAATTAACCGATCCAATTCTGCTTGGCAAAAAATAAAGGAATACCAACTATTAGTGCCCATGTTAAATATGTAGCATCCTTGGATAATAATGTAGTGATAATGCCAATAGCTATTATAGCAAGGGATGCTTTTTTATTCTTAATGTTTTTCATTCGTATTTCTCTCCTCTACAACTTTTAAATATGCCGCCGCTCGTCGGGTATCGGTGATGCTCATCAATGTTTTAAGTTCTTGGTCGCTTACTGCACCGGACGCTATCATATCGATGTATCTTTGGGTTTCACTTGCCAATTTATCAAGTTTCTCCTGATCCTTTGGTGTTTCCTTAAGTTTGAAAGTGTCCTTACACGCCAACATTACACAAGGCATTATGACCTGCATTATAAAATGTTTAGACACAGTTTGTTGTTGCTTGTTTTTCTTTGTAATTTTTACTCTTTCCATCTTTTTTGCTCCTTTTTAGCTAAAACATGTTTTTTCTTCAAAACCCCGAAAAAACGAGGCTCTATTTTGCGTTCTAAGCGATTTTATTTAGTAGGGTGGATACTTAGTACCTCGTAAAAACTTGTATTATTGCCCATAATTTTTTATTTCGTTTATAGGGACGCCCTTTAAAATATGTTCGTCATCGTTTGGTGTATATGAACCTTTTTCAAACATAAAAGCAAGCATCGCAAAGTTCGCAACATCTACTAAATAATCTTTGTTCCCGGTTTCTATCCACTTTTGCAAACGAATATATATATATTATCTGTTGCGCTTATTGGGCACGTTGTTCGAGCATAATTTTCCTTAGCTGGTCCGTATTTATGAAAACTTACAACCATAGCATTCTTACGCTTTTCGTCAAATGATTCGCTATATTCTGTTTTTAAAACTTGTTCTGGATTATTCATAATATCTCCTCCTTAGTGTAGAAAAAATAAAAGAAAAAGAATATGGGAGTTGAACCCACAATCCACAGCAATACTGCTATGTGCTCTACCGAATGAGCTAATTCTTCTTCATTATAGTACTTGTAATTTTCGCGTAAAAGGAAAAGAAGCAGTTAGCTTCTCTGATCCCAACCAAGCACTCTAAATGTTTCTTTAGCACTTTTACTAAGTTCAGATTCATCTTCTGTTTCTTCCTCATACAATTCACTATTATTTTTCTTTGATGTAAGTTTATCTTTAAGCGCTCCGACTGCTCCAATTACGGCAAAACTACCAACACAAATACCCGCTACTCCAACATTCATTAGGATTACTCCTTTCCAATGTTTCTTGTAGAATGTATTTGATGCTTCCTGTAATACCGCATAATCTTTACAAAATTCTTTAACTGCTTTCATACTGTTACCTCCAAAAATTACAATAATATATTCTTCATAATATAGCTTGTATATTTCGCGTACTAAAACTTTTTTAGGAAATATCAACCCGGGAATTTTTTAGATATAGAAAAAGAAAGAGTCCTTGTAAAAATAGCGGATGTAAGTTAACTAACAACTAAACACCCACTATTTAATAATATGTATATTTATGACTTATCATCCAAAATCACATCGACCTCTGGAAGACCCGTTGCAACACTTGTTAGTATTGAATAGACTCCAGCGGCAACTGAAACAGATAGCATGTACGTCCATTGAACACCGCTCATAGCTGTGCCTACGGTAAATACACCAAGAGCCGTTTGAGCCATTGTTTTAATAGCACGTATAAATATAGCATAAAACCAATCTTTGGTTATTTTATTTTTTTTACGTTTCATTATTACCCTCCTATTATAGTCCCAATTGTGATAACACTATGCCAAATATGGCTCCCACAATTAAAGTAATTAAAACATTTGTTAGGTTATCCCATCTTTTTGCAGGCTTCATTTTCAACTCATTAATATCTTTTGTAATGGCTTCAAATTTTTTATCTATTGTCTTCTCTAGATTTTCCATTTTTTCCTCGATATTTTCAAGAGTAGTATTAATTTTTGCCATGGCTATATCCCCCAAACGTAATTGTTCTCTATGTTCTATTACCTCGTCTCGAGTGTTAATTAACGCATCACACGGGCATGTTTTTTCGCTTGCCATTATCGCCTCCTACTATCCATATGTGGATTAATAGTAATATAAAAGGGGGTCTAAGCCCCCTATATACAGTATTAGTTTTGTGCTTGTGGTGTTGCTAGGATCATATCACATTCTTCTTGTGTAAGATATCCTTTGGTTACAGCTAAAGCTAGTTGCTCTGGTGTAATTTTTCTCATAATCCACATGTTTAAATAGAATCCATAATAGTATATTGATAGTATACCCATATCATTACCTCCTTTCGTTTATAATCCTAACATCATACCCATCATAGCGGTCTCTAAAGTAGAAACTCGCTCTTCAACGGTTGGTATTGGCACTGTTGGTTGTTCCGGTTCAGGGTCCGGTGGATCTACTGGAGCTGGCGTCGAAAATGTTTGAGTGATCGGGTCGTAAATATCATTAGCGTTAACCACCACATTTTCATCCACCGCTACACATTTAGATAAGAAATCCGGAGAGTATCTATCTGTAATTGGTATGCCCGGAAAGATTGGATCTTCTTCTGGAATAATCTCTACTGCTATATTATTAGATACGTATATATATTTCATTAATGTTTCCTCCTACCATAAAATAATTACTGCACCACCTGCACCACCACCAGAAGCCGATGATTGATAAGTGTTACCTGTTCCCGTGGAAGAAGCATTTCCACCTGGAACTCCTCCATATCCGCCACGACCGCTTATAGCTGTTCCGTCATTAGTACCCGTTACAGATGCACCGTAAGTTCCAGACCCCCCATTAAGACCTCCTGTGGAGTAAACTGCGCCACCTCCTCCACCACCGACACTAACAGGCATAGATGTTATCGACTCTAATTTAATAGTTAATATTAGGATTTCTCCGGCATTTCCTCCGTTAGCATATGTATATCCGATATGACCTGCACCACCGCCGCCAGCACCATAGCCAGATCCGCCGCCGCCAGATAAACCATTATAATTAGAGCCACCTCCTCCACCCTTTACAATACCGCCCGAAGAATCTCTCAACTCTGCGACGTAGCTTCCGTCGCCGCCAAGACCGGAGCTCACATTTCCAGCGGATGTGCCTCCTCCTCCTCCTCCTAGACCTGGTGGTTTTGTAACGCCGGCATTTCCGCCATTTCCGCCATAAAAAGTCATTCCTAAAATATAACCGCCTGCACCGCCGCCGCCGCCAGCACCATTGCCTCGACCACCTCGGCATCCATTACTTGTGTCTGACCCGCCACTTGCAGTTCCGTATGAACCTAGCGAACTGGCACCGCCAGAGCCGCCCTTTTTCGAAGCGCTCATTCCACCTTGTCCTCCGCCAACAATAATAGCAGTTATAGTATCACCTATTGCTAACCCGTAATCAGACGGGGAGAAAGTTCCACTAGCTTCAAATAATTTCATTCCCATAACACATAGTCCTTTCTATTAAAAATGGTCTTCTAGATTTACTCTACCAGAAAGCATCATTTGTAATATTGATTGTTGATTTTTATCATTGCCAAATCTCGTCGAGGTAGAAGGAAGATCACCTCCTTCACCCTGCAAGATAAAAGACGTTCCGTTATATATTACCGTTATGTATGACCCTGCAACAATCCCGGGTTTAACAGCTAGCCCTTTGGCTGTATATATCGCGTGCGCCCCTAAATCGTTTACATTTAATGTTGCCCCGGATTGTATGTCGGCGTGGATTTTTAATCTGATTGTTGATCCATCCGATAACGTTAGGTTTGGTATTGTTGCTACAAAAGCGCTACCAGACCCAGAAGTTGTTACCGGTATTGACATTTTTAAATTATTAATCTCATTTTGAATATTTCCGGCTGGGTCGTCTCCAAAAAGAGTTTTTATATAATCCAACCAACTTGTAAAGTCAGTCTCTTGAAGATCAATCCAGTTTAAAAATGCTGTTCGATTAGTATCATTCCATTCACTAAACTGAGTCTGCCACTGAGCTACAATAGCATCTATAGTCATAGTTTGTAAAATACCTGTTACAAACGGACAAGATGTGGTACCAACTTTATTAGTTATGTTAGCCTGTGTTATGGTACTTACCGCCGCACCTACATATATGTGTGCTAACGGGTACTGGTGAACATTTGTAGTGCTTACCATGGTGGGCGCTACTGGAGAAGTTCCAGGTGTACCCTTTATTATTTTAATACTATTATCTCTAACCGCAGTGTCGTTGTTTACTTCTAAAACCACAGCGTCAATTCGGTTTAGTATTGATTCTGACTGTGCGACAGTTAGTGGTAGGATAGCGTCATTATAAGTCCAAGTGCTATTAAACCATGCACGACCAATTCCAACTGATATATTCATACCGGTTGTGGCATTGACCATAAGAGCTGTTCCTATCGATTGAAATACTCCGTCGTTAATTATCCCGTTAAAAATGCTTGACATTTGACCTGCATTAAACTTTCGGTCATGGTTTATACCGTTAAAAAATCCAGAAGTTATAGTCATTTTTATCTCCTTTCTGGTAGTTATACCTTGGCGAATGTTGGATATATCTTTGCCCCGGACACACTATCAGAATGTATGTATTCTATTACTCGTGTCTTGGTTTCCATACCATATTCGTTTGTTATTTGCACAATGTCGCCCATATAATAATCCCGGCCATATTTATATATGCTGGAGCTATCGACCTCACCATCAAATGATGTCGTAAATATATTAGCGGCCAAGGTTTCAACTCCTTTTTGTGCGAGTTGAGCTTTGTACTGCGTATCTGTTAATGCCCCACCAGAGGTGTTAGACGATATACTTCTTGCATCGGTGAATATCTCTCTCCTAGATAAATCTGTTCCAGCTCCAGTAGTCGCATTAACAATTGTTGTTTTCCTAGCAGAACCCTCGCCCTCTCCACCGACAAGGGTAACGGTTCTTGTTGTTTTGTTGGACTCTACATAATTACTATTTATTAGATTCTCGAATTTGGGAGAGAACACAATATACGGATTAGTTAATTGATCGTATGATCTATTAATTCCGGTATACAATTTAAATTTAAATTTGTTGTCATCGGTAAGGGTTACTTTAAAACCTATATTATTTGCTTCGCATAACTGTTGAATTGCTGTATAAAGATTATCCCCGAAATACTGAGCGTTAATTGTTAGTGCTGTAATTATAGGGTCTGTTGATGCTTCAAATATAAAGTTAGCTATCTTTCTATCAGTAATTGTTGGGCTTATAATATTTTCATTAAGAAGTTGTTGTATTCCCGTTTGAAGATTACCAGTTAGTATGGTTTGGTTCCAAATTATTCGTCCGTCAAGAATTGATTCTAAAGACCGACCCGTCACCGTAAGATGTTTACCTTTTTCTACATCGGTGTCTATTTCTCGACCTTCGATAATCATAACATGTTCTGAAGTGCTTAACCATAGGTAATATGACGGTTTAAGAAGCGATAACATCTCAGTATTAGCTTGTAGATATATTTCGAAATCGCCAGATTTAAAATATCTATCAGTCCATATGAGAGATTCATAAGCATCCAAAACGGCTATCGTTTTAAGAGAGGTATCTAATACTAAAATATTCATATTAAACCCCCTCGTAAACCGTTTTATTTTCTATTTTGAATTGTAAGTTCGATGTTCCTGAATCGGCCGTGTAAGCAAACAGATTATCACCCCTTGTTATTTGTATCCAGTCAACGTTCTTATCTAGACAATTAATTATGTTAGTTGTTACGCCCGCTCGAAGTAGTGTTATAAATTTATTACCGCTCACTGTTGATATCGTGATATCGTCACCGGCAATTATTCCAGATCCGGTTAGCGATATAAGTTTTGCGCTGTCTAATCTAATAGTTTCATGTGTCCCAACATTCACAATTGTTACATTAGTAGCCGGTCCAATAGCGTGCATTGTTATGGTGACACCTACTTCTGAATCACCAGTATAATACACTGTCTGAGTCGTCAAATTAACGATCTCACCAAACTCTATTAGGTTTTCAGTTACTGAATTGTTTTCAAACTCAAACTCAAACTCCGGAACAATCCCCGAAAATATGGTGGTTTGTGTATCCAACGAATAAAAATACGGATCTGGGCAAATTATTGATATATTTGTAGTTGAACTTTTAGCAAAAACATCTGGATCGTTTAACTCCACACATCCATATGCATAACAAACTCTGTTGTCGGTCGTAAATTGTAACTTGATTCGTTTCTTAATCGGAAAATATTTGTATGCTAATAGACGAGAATCTTCAATAGTTGGGTTTGGTAAGAACTTAATTTTTAGTGTTATATTTCTCGAATTTACTCTAGACGACGTATAAGATGCACCGTCGTTCGTAGCATTCTCAACAATATTTATATCGGCTTTTGGAGGTCCTAACCCATCTATTTTTTGAATAAGAAACCCAGATTTTTCCGGGCTTCCTAATTCCATATCAATAGACTCGTCTAGGTGATTGGTAACGGTAAGTATTTTAATCATTTAATCTGTCACCATACCTTTCATAATTGAGAGTTGATTTTTTGTCTGTCTATAGATTTCTAATCGAGATAATGGCTCCGGTGAATAATTATTTTGTACAAACGAATATGTAGATTCTCCATTTTTGACATTGCCCGCGGACGTGTCGTACGTAGTTAAACCCTTAGTCGTTTGGACAGCTGATGCAGCATTATTAACACTTGACGAAACATCTATACCACGACTGCCAAGTAACGACGTTATAGAATTGGCTCCGTTTTTAACATCTGTCAAATCTAAAACAGGTCTTATAGTTGGGTTTGGATCGATATCTCCTGATATAACGTCATATATTTTAGACACTGCACTTTTAAGAGTATCTAAGGCATTAGTACCCATGCTCTCAGCCTGTGACGATGCTAAATACGAATATCGATCCAAACCGTTTGCAAAACCTTCGGCAGAATACATACCAAGTTCCTGAAATAATCTTGACGGGGACTTAATAGATAATGATTTCTTAACTGCAGCCGCAGCTTTGCTTGTGGCGTTAGTAATGCTTGTTGTGGATTTTGTAGCGGCCTTTGTTACGACACTAGTATTTTGTGTAATACCATTGGCTAAACCTTGGGCCGAATACGCACCAACCGCTTTGAACTCTCTAGACGGTGATTTAATACCTAAAGCAGTCTTAGCAGCAGCTAAAGCTTGTTGTGCCATTTGTGCAGCGGCTTCAGCCAAAGATTTAATCTTGCTCTTCATTCCTTCCATAAAGCCATCAATTACATGAACCCCGACTTCTTTGAATGACGAAACCGTTGCTTCGAATTTTTGGATACATGAACTAGCCAAACTTCCAATTGTTGATACGCAATCTGATATTTTATTTTTAATTCCTTGTATAAAACCGCTATTCATTATTGTTGAACCGATGGTACTAAACCCCGGAACAGATGCCGTAAGCACCATAAACATGGCTTCTAACACAGCTTTTGCTAGGTTCTGCATGGCTGCTATTAGAATCGGCGTATTAACTCGTATTGCCTCCGCTAAACCATTAATAAAACTAATTACTAAATCAAATCCAGCTTGAATTAGATCAGGAATCTTTGACGCTATTGCTTCTATAAAGTTGACCATTACATCGATAGCCGTTGTGACAACAGCGTCAATATTATCAGCTATTCCTTTTAGGAAACCTATTAAAATTTTGAACCCCGCATCCATAAATTGCGGAACGGCATTAGCAATGGCATATAACAAATATGTTATTAACGATATTAGGGTATTTACCGCTTTTGGTATAACGGTTGCTATGGCGTCTATTAAAGATGTTAGTATTGCGGTAAATGCCGATAATATAGCAGGTCCACCTTTACCTATTACCGCGGCAAATTGTAATAGACCCTCCGCAACCTGTTTTAAGAACATCGGTATTAGTCCTATGATTGACGTTACAATTGCCACTAAAGCAACTGCTCCGGCTGTTCCAGCTAAGGCTATTGCCGATAACCCAGCAGAGAAGGCTAGTAACCCAGCACCTACTGCCAAGCAACCAACTCCTAATAAAGCTACTGCAGCGCCTAACGCCAACATAACAGGTGTTAACGGAGCTAATATAAAAGACACTCCGCCTAGAATAACGAATACACCTACTAATGTAAGCAAACTCTTTGCTATTGCTCCGACAGACATACTACCTAGTAGTTTGAGAACTGGCGCTATAATAGCTAATGCTGAGGCCATAACAAGTAGAGCTGCCGCTCCCGGTAATCCGGTTTTCATAGCTGACATGGCTATACCCATTATAAGCAAAGATGCAGCCAAAGCAGTTAGACCTTTAGCTAATTCGGCAACGGACATACTTCCCATATTTTCTAAAGCTTTTGAGAATATAATAAGTGCTGCCGCTAAAATGGTTAGACCAATTGCGGTGGTTGTAACTCCGGTAGCATTACCTGTAAGCTTAACAAATAATGTTATCTGCGTTAGTAATATACCAATAGATGCTAAACCTTTTACTAATGTTTCGGTATCAATCGAACCAAGCGATTGGACTGCATTAGATAAAACAAGAAGTGCCCCGGCAAGTATTAAAATACCAACACCGGTCTTTACACCCATGCTATCCATATTTGTAGCTTTCATAAATAATACCAATTCACTACAAAGAACTCCAACACCAATTAAACCCTTAGCAAGTTCTGCAGTGTCAATACTCCCAAGTTTTTTAACTGCCTCCGATAACACTAAGATCGCCGCGGCAAACACAACAAAACCTGTTGCGCCTTTTATCAACTCACCCGATGTTGTCGATAGAAGTTTAGCTGATATGATAAGAATCGCAGACAGTGTTGTAACTGAAACTAACCCTTTAGCTATGCCACCCCAATCTAATTCTGCTAAATTTTGCATAGCGTTTGACAGGATTAATATGGCTGTTGACAGACCAAGCATCGCAGTAGTAGTCGTAACCATTGACTTAAAACCGGGTCCAACTACAAACTTTTCAAATATGACCATTGAACCGATTAATTGTCCAAACATAACACTCATTGCGGCTAAGGATGATGCTAATTTACCAGAGTCTACCATTGATAAAGCTACGATAGATGCTGATAAAATACCTATAGCAATTGCTATTTTCATTAAGGTTCCAGCTTTTAGTTGATTTTGGTATGCTTCTAGGCTTCCTTTTACACCATCTAAAATATCCGTAATCCCACCGAGCAAGCCTTTACCGTTATCAACCACTTCAGTCAGCGAACTAACAAATTTCTTTACAGCCAATAGAATAGCCGCAAATAATCCACCGTTGATAATCGCAAATAACTTATCGAAACTAAAATTTTCAAGTCCAGTAGTAATATTTCCGCTTATAGAACCGAAGGCTTTAGCTATTGCGTTTGCTAAATTATAGAATACATCAGCAATTTTACCAACGCCTTCAAACATGTTTGGTATTGGTTTTATTACTTCTTTAAATTTTTCTAATACGGTGTTAAGTATTCCCGACGATTTTATAGTATTGTCTATAGATGTTACGAATCCACCAACAGCACTGGTTAATCCTAGAATACCGTTTCCTGCAGGAAGCACGATTCCAACTAGTGATGCGATACCTTTAACAAAAGTAGAAACTATTTGTATTGCAATGTCAAATACTGAGAACAATCCAGTAAATGTAGTTTTTAGTTTCTCTGCAGTATCATCTCCTATTTTGAATTTCTCGGTTAAGTCTCTGAACGATTCGGATAATTCAACAAGTCGTGCCCCAGTTGTCGCTGGGAATACGTCTCTAAAAGCTTCACCTATTGGTTTTAGTATAGACATTAAACCCTTGAACGCGTTCGATAGAGCTTCAATTAATGCGTCTCGTCCGCCGTTTGTATTCCAGAAAGACAACATTGCATTTCTAGCATCTGTTGACGGTTTTATGAGAGATCCAAAAGCGTTGTTGATGTTTGTTAGCATTTCCGTTGCTTGCGCTTTATCGCCGATAATGTTTTCCCAAGATATAGCCCATCCAGAACCAACTGATTCTTTCATAGTACCAAACAATTTACTAAATGTAGTTACTTCACCAGCAAGCTTAGTCATCGACTCGTCATTTGCAAACTTGTTAAGTGTGGCAGTCATTACTTCTGCGGATAACCAACCGTTTTCTAGAGATTCTCTCCAGTCTTCCATTTTTGGAACATTTCGACCAAGCTCTTTTCCGGTGTCTATTAACGCTTGTTTAAACATCTCGCCGCCTATATTGGCGTTCTGCACAGAGTTCCAATCCTGAAGCCTAACTTCTCCAGAAGCTATGGCTTGAGAAAGTTGATACATTGCTCTAGAAGCATCTTCTGAACTTGCCCCAGATGCTGCTGCTATGTTAGCGATACCCTTAATCGAACCGACCGATGTTTTTAGATCAACACCTGCTGCGGTGAACGTACCTATGTTTTTCGTCATCTCGGCAAAGTTGTAAATGGTTGTGTCCGAATATGCGTTCAATTCAGCTAATGCTTTATTTACCTCGGTAAGAGTTGTACCCTTACTTTTAGTATTCGTCAATATCGTTTGTATTGCATTTATTTTTGTCTCGTATTCGCTTAGTCCTTGCTTTACTGGATCGATTGTTAACGCTGAAACGATTTGTTTTCCGGCATTAATTGCTGAGTTTGTAATATTCTGCAATACCGTTATTCCCATAATACCAAGGGCTGAGAATTTCTGATTCAAACTTTCAACACCAGAAGCAATGCCAGCAAGGGAAAAACCATTAGCCACTTTTTGGAGATTGGATATATTCTGAGCAGATCCGTTTAAATCGAGACCCTTCTTTAAGTTCTTAAGAGACTCTGTCGATTCTTTAACTCCGCTCTCAAATTGTTTATTGTTGAATTGCATTTGTACAACTCGTTCGTCAACACTGTTCATTTCTTAGTTACCTCCCTCCATATAGCTTCGGCCATACTATCAAATAACGGCCTCATTGTTGGATTAATGTAATCACGACCTTGTACGTATCCACCATTTTTTGTAGCGTGACCGTATTGTATAATTATGGCGATTGGTACTCCGTTTACAATATTCGAGTTGGTCCACGTTATTGATAGGCTTCCGCCATTTTGAATTATTTTGTAGCTCCAGCAATTAGCAGTGGTTCCTGATTGTTTAGGGGTGGCCTTAGATAGAGCCAAAACACCTTCTTTACCATACTTATGTAGAATTTCTTTATGGTCTATATTAGCAACTCGTGTTAAAAAACTTTCGGTATTTTTAAAATCACCACTCTGCTTAAAACTAATCATAACAACCTCTTCTACAGTTCAAGTTTATCTCTAAGGTCATCACTATGGCAGTTGTAAATGTATTTAAGTGTTTCTATTTGGAAGTCTTTCTTTCCAGCTAATAGACCTACCATAAGATTGTACCAGTATTTATACTGATTCACATAATTAGTCTCTTCTGCAGTTAACTTAAACCTTTTTTGGATAGCCCACCATAAACACTTTCGTCTAAAGTGATCCCAAACTGCGGGCTCGCTTACAAATTGCTGTGGACAATTTTTATAAGTCACGTCAAAATGTCTGATTACTCGTTCTATCGGTATGTTATATTGGACCATCTTCAATCCAATTAATTCAGCTGCGACATTCTGAGTTTGCTCTGTTATTATTAATTTATTATCCACAATATCAGAACACAATTCAAATCCTAATGAATTAGAATTTAAACATTTACCTTTGAATGTTCCACCGCCAGCAACCGCTCGTTGTTTATCAGCACAATGCCACGCTGTATCTTTATCTTCGACAACCTGAGTGGCACTATCCTCATCTACAAAGTAGTTTGCAGAGGCGTTCAATACATTATCGTGAAAGTATTTAGCATTTCCCTCGTCTGTATCGCCATTATTTGCGGTGTTATGCACAACAAGATACTGAATTGTATACCCAGCTCGTCCTTTACGAAAATTTACATTTGTTAGGTTTCTTTTAATAATCATGTTATATTCTCCTTATCCATTTGTATTTAAAGCTTTCTTACGAGTCTCGTTAAGTGTTCTATGTCTTTCTGCAAGCTCGCCTTTGCTCATTTTTTTAGACGGAGTGTTCTTAATATTACATACGTTTATAAGTGTTATTAACCTATTTAGATGCCACTTTTGAAATTCTATAGGTATATTCTGAGCAATCATACAATAATAAATAATCTCCGCAGTAATTGGTTCGTTATTAGAGGCTCCGGTATTCTGTCGTATAGTAGTCGCAGTCATTGGTGCCGCAATATAAGTAGCAACTTGATTTATGTGATCGTTGGTAATTAATTTATATATGTCAGGTGGGACATTTTGCGTGATTGTCATACATCTTATATAGTCGACAGATTCCTCAAAGGTTTGTTCGTTCTTTGAAAGAAATGGTTTCCCCCATTTGGATTCCCATTTTGAAATTGAGACTAGAGAGTGTTCAAGTTGGAGTACATGTTCTTTGGTATAAATAAACTCATTATTTTTTTCATCATAAAATTGAGCAGATGGTATTATAAGTTTTAACATCTCTAGTCTCCCTTCTAATTAGTTACCGATAGGTTCAGAAATTTTAGGCGTTATACCATTAACAAAAGCTGTTGCTGCTTCGGTGCTCGTGGCTAATTCCATAAATAATTCGCTATACGCATCGGTCTGTGCAAACGAAGCTGTTAGCTCGTCGCTTTTAATAAACCGCTTTCCGTCTTCTGATTTTTCGCCATATGCTTTTAAAATTAAATCTTTAAAGATAGCAACTATCTTTTTAGAATCGTTTTCTTCAATAATTCGCTCAAGGGTTTTTTCTAACCCCCCTTTTTCGGACATTTCCATCTCAACTAATTCAGCCTTAGTCAGATTAAATAAAAACTCCTCAGATCTTTCAACACCATTAAAATCGGTGTATTTAATTGTTTTTCGTAACATATTATGTAACTCCCTTCAAAAAGTTATAATAAGACGAGACCCTCGTATTTCAGAGGGCCGTCTATGTTAATGAATGATTATGGGTTTAGTTGTTATCAACCCGCTGATAATAGGGTTAAAACTTCATTTGGTGTTGGTAATTTAGCAGGATTTGAAGCCGTTCCATACAATAAATCTTCCAAAGCTGCTAGTTTAGTAGCATCGACTTTAGTTGAATCGATAGTAAGTGTGGATGTCGGTTTGTGTCCTGTTACTGAAATAGGTGTTGTCGTAACTTCCCAAGAGAACGTAATTAATTCTGGAGAGTCGTTAATTGAACTGTACGCCTTTTCGGATGGAGCCGCTTTTGCACCATAGATAAGATGTAATTTATAACCTAAATCGTTACCTAATATATCGTTACCAATCGTTGTCCTGTAGCATAAACCAAAACCCTTTCTGGACTGTTGTCCAATTAGCGCACCGGGAGCAAGTTCTGCTGTCCCATCGCACTGACCAAATTCTTCTGGATATGTATAGGCTTCGATTGTAGCTCCAAATTCTTCAGTCGACATAAGTTCAACATATTTTGTGTCGTCGGCATATTGTGGACTTGCTTCTGCTCCGGAAGGACTTTCTGTAACAGAAACTAAACCGTTCCACGCAACACCCGATGGGTATGTACCGCTAGCATCTTGCGGATACAAAACGCCTTGTTTAATACCTGTTTCGTAGAAGCGTTTTCCAACTTCATCCCAAACAATTTTACTCATATTTTAATTCCTCCTTAATAATAAAGGTTGTAGACATCATGATACATATTATCCGCTTTATAATGCCTATCAAAAGAACATAACGGAAGTTTAAGAATCTTCTCCGGGATGTCACTATCCGGATTGGAGTCTATAATGGTTACCGTGTACGATTGTGTATACATATAAAGCGAATCGTTTGCAAATTCTGGTTTTATAGTATTTTTGTTGTAAATTATACACGGATATTTAATACCAACAGAGGGTGGTGCTTGAAAGTATACGTTTCTAGAACCTAATAGAATTTCTAATAAAGACTGCAGTTCTAATCTAATGCCCATTATACACACCCCCAATTGTAAGTATTAACTTAGGAAACTGAACGTTTGCATCTGTAACTTTCCATTTAGCGCCCATATATTCAGCATATCGTATAGTGTGGAAATTCTTCATGGCAAAAGGATCAGCAAGTATACTAATTTGTAGGTCGATGTTAAGATTATCGTTTGTCGATTCGGAAGACTGTAGTTTTCTAGAATTCCTAATAACTTCTCCTGAATATTCAATTGTATTAATTTGCTCGTCTTGAACCCCGGGCACTGTTTCTACTATACTAGCATACCCTATCTTGCCGTAATATTTTGCCATTTTGAATTTCCTCCCTTAACAATATAAATTATACAATTAACCGGCTGTGTTTACTTTAAGTTCTAAAGCAATAGCTGAGAAAGGCTTAGTTAGCGCTCCGGAACAACGAGTTTCGATTAAATACTTTTGCTTGTTGTAGTCAATATCGAAGTCGTCAAATAGATTAACAGCTCCGCCCTTATCGGCACCAACATTATAATCCGCCAAGTTAACGATAATACCCATTAATGTTAATGTGTCGGTACCGTCTACTCTTGATTGACCTTCCATAACAGGAACAGTGACGATCTCTCTAACACGAAGTGCTGTGGCTAACTTTTCCACGGAATCATAGATAATTCTTCCAGTAGTGTCTTCCATAAGTAGACAATCAGTTAACACATCTTCTGTGCAATATAATGTTGGAGAACCAGAACCCTTATACGCTTTTCTAGACTTAACAGCAGCACGAATAAATGCCTTAGCCTTAGCGTCTGGTGTTGCATCTGAAGCCACGCTTACTGCCTGTTTAATTGTATATAGAGCTTCATCTTTCCAGATAGGTCTAATGTTTGTTTCGTTAACCTTATCGTCGGAGGAATTAAGTCTACCGTCGCCGATAAGAACGGCTCTTGCAATTTCTTCATCAAGCATCATTCGCATTTCAGACTTAAGCCAAGCAACTACGTCGAAATCGGTGATGTCGACTACGTCATCTCGGTCAAGCTTCTGTTTCTTATAAATTGTAGTCGGTGTCGTGCTTCTCTTAAGTAAAGAGAACACTTCTTCGGTCTTAAGATTCCCTGTAATATAACCCTTTGCTCTTGCGTCTGCTTCGGTAATATCAGCAAAGATAGACTTAATTCTGGAGAATGGAGTATTATGTACTGCGTTCATAACCTTTGTAACCCAACCCATATCTCTTTGAATAAACATAGGTGTATTTTCAATAGTTTTTGCGTCTGGCTGTAAATAGCCAATGTTTGTAATCCCATGCTCAAGTACACTCTCTTTAAGACTTCCGCATCTCTTAGCGTCGCTAATAATAGCAGCCATCTCGGAATGACTTAATACATCATCCTTAGTGTTCTTTTCCTGATCAAATAAATTATGTTTCATAGTATCGTCTCCTCCTTTAGGATCTTCATTTTTGGCAGCGACATCTTCTATCGCCTGAGCGATCATAGCATAAACAACTGTTTGTTGTTTTTCACTTAATGTGTTAAACACATCAGCTACTGTTTCTTCGGATTTAGCAGGATCTACTTTGTCCTTATGTTCTAATTTATCCAAACCGTCTTCTCCTTCTTCTTTTTCGTCTTTTCCGGAGTCGTCGGAATGATACATTTCGATTTTTTCTCCAGTACAAAAGATAGCTTCTTCGTTAGTCAATTCACTATGACTAATTACTGATTGAATTAGTGCTTCTGGATTAGCCCCAGCAAGAACCAAACTAACTTCTTTAATTGCGCCGTGAAGAACATTTTCTCCCTGTTGTTTTAGTTGATTTGCAAATATCGATAACGCGTCGACATCCCCATGTTCAACTAAGACCTTGGTTAGTTTACCAGATTCAGTATCGTTAAACGTACAGTAAGCATACACCCCTTCTTTTCTATTTTCTAATATAGCATGACCGAGTATACTTTCTGGAGCATCGTGTTGGTGCATCCATACTAACGGTACTTTTTTACCGTCGTTATGTTTAAATGCATCTTTTCTAATGATTCGCCCATCCGAACATTTAATATCGTTTCTGGTTGCCCAACCACTAAAATCGTATTTATCCATTTTGAATTTCCTCCTTCTTACTTTTCTTTGATTTAGTTTTTGTCTTTATAAATGATTTAGAAGCTCTAATTTTGTCCACCTCAGCCGCGTACTTTTCGTCGTATTCGGTTTTTAAATCTTCTCGTGCTTTTTTATTTTGTGCACGCAGATCGTCTATCTGTTTCTGAAATCTCTCTTTATAAAGAATTTTCTGAGTAGGGTTCATGTTTTTAAGTTGTTCCCTTATAGAATCGATTTTGGACATCATATCTTCTTTTTGTTGATCAAGTTTCGTCTTATGTTCGTCCTTGATTTTTTGCTTGACATATGCCGCTGCTTGTTTGCCCGAATCACTCAAACCAGATGTGGACGTTCGACCTTTTAGATTCTTCGTTCTCTCATAATATTCATGAGCTTTGGCTGGATCATAGTATTCGCTGGCATAATGTTTAATCTCGCCATCACTATTTAGTTCGTCTTCTAATTGGTCTAGGTTGTCATCGACTTCGTCTAGCTCGTCAACGTCTGACGAATACTGATCTTCGACGGGGATTTGCGTTTGATCTGCATCCGATGATCGGTTAGCGATGTTACTATTTTCTAGTTTATCAGCTTTTGGATCTTTTGACGGCTTCATACCAATAGCTTGTCGTATCTCATTAGACGAGGCAATTTCATTCCTTGTAAATTTATCTGCGATTTCAGCAATGGTTGATACCGGAACTAATTTGAACGGATCTCGAAAGAATACAATAGATTGTTTTTGTGTTCGGGCAGTTTTTGTTAGAAACTTTCGTTTCATCTCATCAACTATTGCCGAGACAATTGGTTCTATTGTTCTGTTATAATAATTAAGCATCGTCGTTTCATCAGCAGTTCCGTCTAATATACCCTGAGTTATACCTAACTGGCTATAAAGCATACTCGTTAAATATTGTATCTGGGCCATTAAATTATTTTCGACTGGTCGGTTTAATTGGGTTATTCGCTCTGTGCCATCGGTATAAGCAATACCATACTGCGACCCAGATAACTGATTCTCAATGTCCGCACGTCGACTTTCTGCTTGTTTACGGCGAGCCTCTGTTTTTATAACATATGGTAACTGAATTATTAGGTCTAATTTTCCAGAACCACTTTGTTTATCGATGGAGTCCAAAATATTAAGTTTATAGATTAATCGTTTTAATGTTGAATTCGGTTCATTAACTACTGCATATAGCGGGTTTTCGACAATAACAGTACTTTTTTTAGGAACTAACACATCCTCTTTTTGTCCTGTTTGTTCATTGTAAACTCGAATTCTTACATGCTGTGGAAACCAATCTAGAATCTTTCCTGTACGCATTGATAACACATCGTAAGAGCCAACATTCGGGTCTATGGTGGTATCAATTGGGGTAACAGCAACGCAACCTTCGTCTAACATTGACATTACAATGTCTTGCATAAATGCTCGTCCGGTTTGATCCGTGTTAGCATCTAATATTAGACAATTGTTAAGTCCAGACGATATAACTGATTGAAATCTATCGTCCTCATCTAATTTAACATGTTGTATAATTAGTGATGAAACGTCTAACGCAATTCTATTATAAACCGACGTAATTATTGACTTTTCATTTCCGCCAGTAAATCTAGGACGATCTGGTCGGTAATTAGATGATGCACCACCAATAGGCACTCTATATGTTGGGTCTTTATTTGTAAAAGCATTATAGGCATGTTGGAGCCTGTCCGTTAGTCCCATTTTGAATTTCCTCCTTATTCGAATGCGTCTTTGTTTTGTTTATATGCGACGTACGCATCCATCATAGCTGCCACCGCATCAATCTTTTGATCGGATCGCTTCTTAAACAACTTTCTATTACCGTTAGTGTCTTCTAAGGTTATACAGTTGCCCATAGCAAACGTCATGAGTTCCTCGTCAAAGATAAGCATTCTCTCTTCTGATAATTTCTTAAGTTCGCCAAGTGGAACCGACTCAGTCTTGGCCCCCTGTATAACTTTTACTATGCCAAATGGCCCGTTTTCAGATTCCCATCGAGTAACGAATTCTTTAGCATTGTAAGGGTCAAACCCAAAACATCTAACGTCATATCCAAGTTCACATATGTGATTATCTAGATCGTCGTAAACATCCATCATGTCTAAAACGGTCCCCGGTAAAACAACCAGACTGCCTTCTTTGATAAACTGATCGTACTTTATTCTCATTGCGCCCGGTAATTTTGCTAGGGTGTGTTCGGTTATGTAGTTTCTGGTCTTTATTCCAAAAGCCCCTCGAACCAATGGGAATAAGAACGTAAACGAACAGAAGTCATCGCCCTGTGACAGGTCTCCTCCAAGAGCGCACGGTAACTTCCAAAACTCTCGTGGTTTATGACTTAGTGTCTCTTCATAAGTAAAGTAGTATGTGTAACCCTCCATTGGAATGCCAAAACGTTTAGCTAGGATATCATTACGGGCAGCTGGAGCTTTCTCAGCTCTATCTACGTCTAATTGATACGTTTCATAACTAACTGTCTTGCCAAGATTGGGGTTGGCTTTTAACCACATGTCTGGATTGCTAACTTCTTCAACTGAATCCAACTTATACCACCAAATCGAAACGTGAGGATTGATATAGTCACCTTTAAGTATGTCGGCTAACTCCATTTTGATTGTGTCGCCGCTACCGTTTCGAACAGTACCTTCGGAACTCATTGCTACGATTAAGTAGTCGTCAAGTTTAGAAGCACCTTGTTCAATTGCACCTATAACATCTTCTCGGATATCCCCTGAGAGCCATTCGTCAACGGTAGCAATCTTACACCGAAGACCTTGAAGCTTGTTAATGCTCATTGGTCGTATTTCAATGATAGAGCCAGTAAGGAAGTTTTCTATTCCCTTTTTAGTTGACGCCAACTTCATACGATTTGCTTTTGAACCGGTCGTATTTTGCATTGACCCATCAGTTAAGAATTTAAATAGTGGTCCTCTAGAACGAACTATTGCCGTTCTAATTGGAGACATTACTTCTTCGGCCTGTTTCATGGTTGGAGCGGTTGTGATTTGATGAGTTGTGGATGTGTCTACGTTTTGGAAGAACGATTGAACACACGAACCATATACCGACTTGGCGGCACCTCTTCCAACTATTAAAAATTGTTTGTTGATGAGTCGTTTTTTGACCATCTTCTTAACAAAGTGTCCACCATGTCCATCGGGGTTTGGTTCATAAACACTACGTTCAACATAGTAAAACCATGCGAGTGCAGATTCTCCCCATAATTTAAAAGTGTCTAAAAGATTTAAATCAGAACCATCGGTTAGTGTTAACTCAGCTTCGCAATACTTAATCCAGCCGTCTATAGCTTGATCGTCGTAATAAATACCGGGATTAGCAATTAACTCGTCAATTCTATTCATCTCCATTGAGACTTCTTTATTGACTGGTATCTCACTATGCACGACGGCATCTCTAAACATGCCGTAATACTTTGGAACGGCGGTGTTAGATAATGCCATTTTGAATTCTCCTTATTTCTTGGTACGATGTATAAGTATTGGTGTTCCGATTATTGCTTTGTTTGTGGAATCGGTTTTTCTAGTAACCCCCCAATGTGTGACCGGGTCTTCTTTCGTTGGAATCGTTTCTAAATCCATGTCAAAACTACCCATTCGTTGAACGAATTCATCATAATCTTTATTCATTATTAATCGTCCTTTCATTTATGAGGCATCTACAGTAATAGCAAACATTTGACGTTGTTCGTCAAACTCCAACTTACGATAGGTTAACTTTTCTGGTGCTAAAATTGCCTCTTGGTTACTTCTAGTGTTAACAAGAGATTTGCCAGTACTAGTTTTACCATCAGCTAATACTCCAGGACAACCTTTACAGTTTATTACCATATAGGTGTTGTATGTCTTTGCTGCTGTCGGGTTAACTGCTCGCCATGTGTCAATAGCAAATAACGGAGAAGTACTCGTTGAGAATACTCGACTCTCTTTATTCGATTTACCAGAGAAATTGTTAGATAGTCCAGCAAACATACTTTTCATTTCTTCGTCATCTATTTGATCTGCCTTTTTAGCAATACCATTAGCAGAGAATTTAAGATTACAACTTCTATACACAGTAACATCATCTACTTTATTCTTACGAAGGGTCTTTTTTAATTTAGCAGCATCTTCGGCATACGCTTTAGGGTCGCCTATAGCCAAGTAACCGTTAACGCCTCGAGAATATCTAGCTGAGTCGGTATACGTTTTTAAGTTTTTTAAGTCGTTGTCGTCGAGATTGTGGTAGACGGCTTTCTTATGAGTCGCTATACCAACACTCTCAATTGCTTTGAGCGCTCTAGGATTACTAGGAAGTACCCCATCTCTGTGAACAGCAGCTAGAGTATAATCAGCTAATAATTGAATGTCGTCATTAACTTTGTTAGCTAATTTACGAACTTTATACTTCATCTCTCTAGGGTTAGCTTGAGCGGCAACACTATAAACCTTTCGCTCGACCGACTTTTTAATGTTTGATAGTTGAGCATCAGTACGGGTAACTCCCCAATGCATTCCTTTAACGCCATAGTGATATAATTGGGTCATAAGTATAACCTCCATTAATTTCCAAATATTTCGTCAAGAATAGATTGTGTTCTTACTTCTCTAGCTGCGTCGGTTTGTCCTCTTTTTTCTAGCATTTTACTACGCAAACGAGCCGCAGTTGCATCATTTCCCCCAAACAACTCTTTTGTGATTTGTCTAGCTCTCAGTTCTCTTGCAGCATCATTTCGCCCTTGTTTCTGTAACATGCTAATTCTAATGTTTGTGGCTATCTTATCCAAATCAGCTTTTTCTTCGTCTGTTAAGTATGACTTTTTAGGAGCCGGTTGGTCTTTCATTTTTTTTAATTTTAAAGTATTCTTTTCTATACGCTTTTCAAGAGCTTTTTTATCTCTTTCATCGTACGCCGCATGTCGCTTTTTGGTTATACCTCGACTAGTATGTCCACCGTTGTCTAGTTTTGTAAGGGCTTTTTTATCGAAAGCTATTTGTCTACTTGTAGTTATTCCTCGACCAGCTCTTTGCCCCCAATGCATTCCTTTTACACCAAAATGTATTAGTTGGTCGTCTTTAATTTTTATAAAGTCAGCCAAGTATCGACCCTCCTTTTTAATTACCTTTCAGTTGTTTCATAGCAAGCGCTATTCCAATAGCTGAACTACCAATTGCTAGGACGCTTCCACCAACATCTAACGCGCTTTTAGCATAAGCCTGTCCTTTTGAAATTTGATTAGCCGAAAGATTTGCATATTGCTGCTCCATATTCATTCTTGCAACCTTAGCTTTTAACTCGGCATCAGATAGTTTGGCAATATCTTCTTGATTTTTAGCAGCTCGTGCAACGGATATTGATTTGTTAATTTTTCCACCTTGTTCCGTAATTTTAGAAGAGTGGTCGGTAACTTCCTTGGCACGGATTAATTGATCGGTTGTCATCTTATGTTTTTCACCGCCCGAACTCTCAGAGTTTGAACCTCTCCTAACGCCCCAATGCATTCCTTTGATGCCAAAATGTAATATTTCGTTATTCACTTATTTCACCACCTTCTACAACTGGCGTATAACCAGGATCGACTTCTGCTAATATTCGGTATTCTAATTCGTTTACTTGTTCCTTCATAGAGGCTACTGCCGCCGAACTAGCAGGTGGGTCAAATATCAGCTTCACCTTTAGATACACATATGTTTTTACAAATTCGAGTTTTGTACCTTCTCCCAAGAAATCAGTCCATGCCGATTCTGCAGTTGCTATAAATCCAGTATCTGGTCCAACTCCAAGTTGTCTTAGTATTCCAAACGTGGTGTTTGTGTGGATTAAAATATCGGTATCGAAGTGCGTATAACTTGCATCTCCACCTCCGATTAACTTCTTTAGTGTTTCAAGTATACCCGTCATCGTAGATCTCCTATCTATTTAAGCGTAATATATTGTTTCATACAATATCCATCAAAGCCCGCAGATGTACAAATTTTATAGAAATCTTCAGCGGTTTCCTTATCATAAATAATTACCTCAGATCCTGATCTGAGTACACCGACAACATCACACTCAATATTTGGTTCGCTTCTGACATTCAATGAATCGCAATCAGAAACCACACCAATTACTTTGTCATATGCGTCTGTTTTTTCATCACCTTCGGATTCCACCTCTGTAGTTTCGTCTACTAACACTTCACTTTCTTCTTTACTCTCGGTTTCTAATTCAGTGTTTGTAGTTTCGGCTGCTGGAATTTTAATTTCTTCTTCATTGTTTTTTAAAGCATCAATATTTTCGATGCCGCTTGTTCTTCTTCCACTCATGATAAACCTCCTATGAGTTAACTTCGCCAAGGACATGTGTCATTCCTTGATCGTTCAATTGGTACGCGACGATTTATTAAAGATAAGTCACCATAATGTATAGCGTTATGTGTTGACAAAATGGTTGTTATAAGATACTCGGGATCAAATAAGAATTGACTTCGGAGTTCTATATCTTCTTTAGTGAGTGCATTCATATGATGTATTAACGCAAAACCTTTCGGTATATCATAACCATCCACACCTAAGTCACATCCTAAATCTCGAATTATAATTTGTCTTCTGGTATCTTTCCATTCTTGAGTTTTGTAAAATATCTGGTTTAGATATCGATCAAAACCAAAAGTATCTTTACAGACGGTTCTATCCAATCGTAAGTATTCGAATCTTTCTTCAAATGTTTTGAGTCTTGATAGTTCGGAATACGTTCTAATAATCATTTGAATCACCATGTCCGCCGTACTGCTTCATTGCAACAATGGCGTTTTTATATAACTCTTCTATAACTGCTCCTGACTCAAGTGCTTTTGTCTTTGCCGACATTAATTTCTTCTGTTCCAGTAAAATTTCTTTTTCCAATCGAGCACTGGTAGACCCCATCTTTAAAAAATGACTTATGACTTGTGACGAGGCAGTTCCGTCTGCTAACTGTCTTTCAGCAAGATCTGTAGCTAAAGAGATCAATTGATTTTCTCTAGCTTCTGGAGATAAAGCTGGTCTAATTTTTTTAGTTGATCCAGAAGAACTTGACGATCCGACTTTAGGCATCCTTTGTGCCTCCTCTCTAATAGTTTGCTAGTGCTTTTAGTATAGTTTGATACAGGTATTAAACACCCACGTAGACTTCGTTATATACCTCTTTGCTGAAAGGAGCACAAAAACCCAAAGATCGAGCGATGTTCGTAGGTGCTTAATACCTGTATCAAGTGAATTGTTTTCTCAAATCCTCCCCCGGGGAATTTTTCGAGACCCACGCGATGACACGGGGGGTGTCAATTTTGCGAGACCCCCCCTATGGTATTAATATAAAAATATTTTTTACTAAAACGTCTAGCATTGTTTAATTACGACAGATTGTTTGTTTATTTGTGTATTATTTTTCTTTTATTTTTTTGTAAATGTTTTGAAAGTCATACTTGATGATCTCGTCAATGGCCCGTTCAATCTCAGCATTATTCTCTTCATCAGACAATTGATCCGAGGTACGGGCTATTCTACCAAGGTAAGAACAAGTACCGTAGCCTTTCTCGTCGTCGAATAGCAACCAAGAAGTGAAGTCTTTGATCGGGTCATAAGGGTTGTCGAACGTCGTTAACATGCATCTAGTTCCCATTTAATTATTCACTCCTTTCCCAAGTGTGTAATTACTTACAGTTGTGGCTGATACACCTATAGCTTTTGCTATTTCAGAAGTGGTGTAACCAGACGCTATCATTGCTTTTATTTTGTTCTTTTGAACAGGTGTTATGCTAGTCGTAGCTCTTGGTGTTGCTCTTTGTCTAAGCGTATCCGAATCTACATGATTGATGATCTCTGATAACTTATTAGGGCTTATAGCGCCAGCCTGTATTGCTTCCCATTCTCTATCACTAATAGGAATAGGTTCTCTTTTAGCACCAACAGCTAGTCTAGCTTTAACTAACTCTTGTTGACTGGCCTTCTTTATCTCACCTGAGGTCATATCGGGGTTGTCTTGTTTCTTTGCATTTATAACAGAATTAGCTATTGTTTGTGCATATCGTTCTCTAGCAGAATTCTTCTTAGAAATGTTTAGATTTGCTAATAGGGTGTTAACTTCTTGTTGATAAGTTTCTTTAGCAGAACTATTGTACTTGATATCTTCTGTGGAGATCATCTCTTTTCTAGCAGAGTTAGCTAACGCTTTCATTTGATTAGCGTATTCGCCATACAATTTTTCTTGTTGAGTGCCGGACGATAATGCTAAAGCATCTTTAGCCTCGGCCATCTTAGTACTAGGTTGTGTTCTCTCTTTAGTTTTCACTACAAAGTCATTAGTAGATTCACCATTCTCAACAGCTTTTCTATATGCTGCCATTTGTTCATTTGTTGGTTTCTCTAATTTCTTAGTCGTTGGATTACGATATTTAACAACATCATATGAACCATCGTTTCTAGTATCAACAATAAAGTCGTCTGTGTTATCTCCATTTAATACTGCTTTTTTATACTGACTTAATTGAACAGCTGTTGGTTTTGTCAATTTTCCAGTAGTTGGATCTTTGTATTTAACTACATCATAAGGAGTACTCGCTAATTTATACTTAAGTTCACCTGTGTCTGGATCAATTGTAGGGCTTCCTTTTCTCTTAAGAACTGAGGTTTCAGACTTAGAACGAGAAATTAAAGTGGACGCGCCTTCTTTATATCGACCGTTTTCGTCTATCTTACCCTGATATTTTTTCTTTAGCAAAGCTATATTATTATCCAATTCACTCTGTTTGTAATCTAAATGATGTTTCTCGGCATCAATAACAACCATGCTATGTCTTACCGCTTTTGCTAATTCAGGCTCAGTAGCACCTTTTAATGTCATGTCAGTGATTAAATTAGAAATTCGACCCATCTCGGTTTGGGTGTTTCGCATTGGTCTGAATTCCCTATCGCCGCGATAATAATGTTCTGTTCCATCAGAATCTTTTGTAACTTTATCATATTGATATGATGACTTTGTATCAAACCCCTCTAATCCTTTTAACGGTTTGGTTGACAATATATTAATTTTATTGCCTGTTGGTATTGTCATAACTGCATCGCCGTCAAAGTCAGCACCCGATAATCTTTCGGCAACTTTACTATTTATACCTATAGCATCTACTGCATTACCTAAGATTCTAGCAGCATCTTTATGTTTATTGTTAACTGTTAGTATCGGTATTTCAAAAGTTCCACCATGCGGAAATCGAATTAACGCCAGTTTTTCCCCATTTTGATAGGTTGGCGCATATACTTCAGTATCAGGAAGCGTTGTAACTGGAAGTATAACTTTATATTTTTGTCTAGGTAAAGCGGCGGCTTGCAAATGTACTGCTGCTGAATCACAATCCTCAGCAAAAGTTTTAAGCATTACTTTTTTAATTGTAGGATTTGTTAATGCTTTTATTTCTTCATATTCAGCCACTTTATTAGCCGATGCGAGATTTAATTGCTTTTCGATTAATTGTTTTGGTTGCTTCGATAGAAATTGTGATGGTAGATGATCACTCCAATCACCCCAATCACCTTCTTCGGCTCTTTTATTAATTAATGATAGAGATTGTTTCTTGCCAGTGACAGGGTCTGTATAATCACCATTTGGGTCGTCATAGTATTTCTGTCCGCCAGCTTTAATTAAAGAACCAAAAGGATTATCAGGATCGGCGCTAATCTTTTTAAGAACATCCATCTTAGGAGTTCCTACTTTTTTATTAGTATTAAACATAACATCTACGCCATCCGGTAGATCATCAGAATATATAGCCATACCTTTAAGATATCTATTGCCATCAACCAAAATTCTAACTTGAGCATAGTGTGAATTACCAAGAGATAAATCTTCAACACCTCTGCGAAGCTCTATTACGCCATCTTTATGGACGCCTCCTTCTTCTGCGTATCGAATTTTTAATCTGCTAGAATCCATACTTTTAGGATATACAAAAGCATTAAAGGTATCGCCGCCATCATGTGAAACATATTTATCGACAATGCTATTGATCTTGTCAAATTGGTATATTTCTTTATGCTCTGTTCCTGGCGGACACAGTACTGTTAACGTTGTCATTTTTCCCGGATTAGTTACTTGTGGAACTCGACCGCCATATGTAGGGTAGCCATCTAATTCGCAAATATACAGAGCCTCTTTCATTTTTTCTGGAGAAACACCTAAACTAATATTGACACCGGCCCCAACTTCAACCATTCCTAACTCATCAACTCGTGATTTAAGGAAGTCTGCTGTTTTTTTAGCCTGATTCATTCTGGCCTCGGCACCTTCATCCAAAAGTGATCTAATTGATGAGTCGTTATTATAACCCATTTCTTTTGTGATTTGGGCTAAACTTAATCCGTTATCTCGTAATGTTTTAGCTCTGGCTGCTTCTACAGCTCTTCGTTCATCTCTTGCCAAAGATCTCTGAACTCTAAACTGAGTGGTTGTTAAACCCATTGCTTCTGCTATGTCATTATCGCTCTTACCGCTATCTTTCATCTCTTCATATCGACTAATAAAATCGCCACTATGTTGATGGGGGTTTTGACCAGACCCCCATGGATAACGACCAGATCTTCTAAGAACTCCGCTATGTTGGAGTATTTCTTCAATGATTGGATTCATTATTGTAATTCCTCCTCTTAACGAATTTTAGACAATATTTTATCAAATGTAATTATTTTATCCATAATTGGAAGTATATCTTCGGCAGTTGGTCTATCATATAATATTTCATCATTCTGATAAATTCTCAATTCGGTTTCTATATCGGATGGCCTAATCTTGTATTCTAGACAAAATAGAGCATTATATATTCTCAATTGGTCCATATGAGCTGGTGTTATACCGCTCTTATAATCATGAACTCTTAAAAAGTCTTTTCTGAAATCAATTGTATCGGCAGTGCCAAAACAATTCGGCGAGTAATATAATACTTGCTCGGGCGTCATTTTAAAACCTATGGCGTCATTAACGTACATGTTTAATGTTTTCTTGGTAGCTGCTAGTTTCTGTCCCAAACGAATTGCTTGTGCTGCAAATTCATGAAGCTCAGTACCTTTTTGTACAGCCATCATTTTCATATACGAGTCTACAATTTTTTCATCGTCATATCTGATCCAATGATATTTACTAGCACCTAAGAAGGCATGTAAACCATTAAGCTCGGAATGCTTGTTGAAGTCCATGTAATACCTCCTCTTTATTCTCTGGGCAAATGAATGCCGCGAACGACATAGCGTTCATCATATCAACATAATAATCCTGATTAGGTCGCTTGGAAGATTTAGAAGTTTTCTTTCCCTCTAACACTGCCCACCTTGGACCCCATAGAATTAATAAATCTGAAATACCTTGAACCTCATTTGGATCGAGGTGAAATACTAAGCAACCCGGAAACAATTCTTTTATCTCTTTAATTAACTTTGTCTTAAATCTACTTTCCAGCATTTTGGTAAGCTCCTTTCCAACTTTTCCCAAAACGTAAGAGAGGTTGGCCATTTTATTCTCTCTCTTCATAAAAGGACATGTTTTTTTCGCGTGGTAAATTTTGGTAAAAAATAAGACACAATGTTACTCATGTCTTATGATTTTTTTCGTTTACGTAAAAGATAGTGTTGCTTATCCAGAGAGCACTACCTATAATGGCGGTTATAATATCATCAAATAATATTGCGCCGAATATTATTATCCCGGAACATATAAACCCAAATCGATCGCCCATGCTATTTCGCCGGCCTTCCATATTTTAACTGCATGTACTTGTTTGCTGACACAATATACACAACTGCTTCACCACCTTTAACTCCAAATCGCATTGGTGTGTCATCATCAATCTTATACAATAAGCAATTCTCATAGGACTTAATTTTAAATTCTCCAACAAACAAACCAATAAGTAAACCCGCAATTAGTGCTAATCCTATAAATAACATAATTATTTCCTCCTTGATATGATGCGTTCTAAATACATGTCTTCAGACACTAAATACGCAAATTTTAATTTACCGTCAACTTTAAAGTCAGTTGGTGTACAATCGTCGATCTTTAGCTTTAAATAACGCTTATACGAATGTAGTCCAATTTCACCAAGAACAACGCCGATTATAAGCCCAATAACTAATCCTATAAACAACATAACAATTCTCCTTACACTATCCGAATATCTTTGATATGAGAAAACATAATACCGATCCTATTACAACAAAACAGATCGTACCGATTACAGCGATACTCATAAAAACCTCCTAAATATTATTTTCTTTATAATCAGCGATGGCTTTTAAAATACATTCAAAAACAGGTTGTTCAGTCAATAAGCATTCTCTTTCAAAAAAGCTAGGACCGCTCTTCCCTGTCCAATCACCAACAATATACAACGATGCTTTAGCTGTTAAAATATCTGTACCGGAACCATGATATAAAATATGAATTTCGTAAGCTGCTTTTGCGGCTATTACATATCGATAAATACCTCGTCCAATTTCAGTCCAATTTTTTAATTCTTTCATACTGTTACCTCCTAAAATTCTTAAAAGCCCACTTGCCCACTTTTTTTGGCCAACTTTCTCTATATACTTAAACTTTTTATCACAATTAAATAGAAATAAAAGTGGGCAAGTGGGCAGAAGACCTTACAAACGTTGAAATTTCAACGAAAAACCGCGCCCACTTTGCTTTTTAAAAGTGGGCAAAAACCCACATAAAGTGGGCAAAAACGTACTAATACTACTAAAAAGCACTCCACAGAATTCCCAAAAATCTACAAAATGCTAAAAAGCCCACTTTGTTTTTTTCAAAAGTGGGCACAGAATTCCCAAAAATACTAACTATTGTTACGTAAGAATCTGATAACGATCCATATTAACCAGAGTCCTCCAGTACAAAGTGTCAGTACGACATCAAACAATATACC